TGAGTTTTCCATAACTACTCTAATTTTGTCGCAAATTGATAATTTTGCTTTATCAAAGAATTGGAGTTGAAGTTCTTTCTTTTGTATCACTAAATAAAGTTCATCCACGTATGTTTCATAATGATTCATAACGTGGAATGCATCTAAGAGATTCTGTGTTGAGGTTTCTACTAAGTCTTCAGTCACTACGGCGAACATATCGTGGTACCGTGGGTGTAAAATAGCCAGGGTAGCGAGATATTCCCATACTACAGTATTAATTCCTAAAAATTGTTCCGGTAAGAATAAGTTGTTTGAAGAATCGACGAGAGGGTCGAGTTCTGTTAACAACGCCATAAATCGTTCCTGTTGTTCTGTGCAGGGTTTAACGGGTCTCCAAAAAGCTTGAGGTCCAAATACATGGAATCCTTGAGCTTGAGCATTTTCTTCTTCTTCGTCAGATGAGAGTTCTTCTAAAGCTAAAGCACCAGCTAGCTGACGCACGCGAATTCCATTGATAAATTGTTCTGGTAGTCGTGGTGGAATTGGAACAAGATCAGGGGCCTGAAGAGGCATGTTCTTGGTCAATCCTTTCACTAAACCGTACTGATTTTCCATAAATTCAACGTAACGTTCGCAAACTATGTGTGAGATTCCATCTATCAACATCCAGTCAGAAAGAATAACTTTCTTCCGGGACGCATCAATAATCCTGAACTTGGCATGAGATAAGTCGTGTTTTCGAATTTGTACTTCCGGATCTCTCCAGGCGCACTCAATGAGAATGTCTCTCCTCCTGTGTAGAGCAGCATGACATATGATTTGAGTTGGTTCTGGATGAGAAACATTTGTAGATTGTAACAGCATCAGTGACGAAAACTTCATTCCTTTTTCTTCTAATTTAGCCATGGGTGGCATAAATTCCGCATTTGTTTTCATCAAAAAGCACTCAGCGATGTCCTCAGCCATTTTAACTTGGGCAAAATCATCCTGGATAACAGCGAACTGACCAGAATAACCATCCCAATGTTTTAATGCCGGGGCACGTCCATAAGCACGATTTGAATCAGGTAATTTTTGAGAGTCCGCAACCGAATTAATAAAATTGTACATAATTGCTGATTTACCAATGTTAGTATCACCAAAAATAGCAACACAAAAGGGATCAATTCTAACTGTTGAATATAAAAGGGGTTTTCTAGCCAATTCATAGAGTTTGAAACAATCTGATTGAAACATTCTGAATGTTTGTACATAATTTTGATTTGTCTTCGTTGAAGCTAATGTTGATGCAAATTTTTGAGATTGCTCATAAAGCCGAAAGACTTCATGTCGAAGTTTGAGATCAGTCTGGATCAACCCAGTCATTTCGGGAGATTTCAATTGCATAACGCGAACTGCCCATTCCTTCATGTTGTCTGACAAATCAGCCAACTGCGCTTCCTGTGCGAGTTCGTCCTCACTTTTTCCTAAGCACCACTGAAAGATTTTCATAAAGAATCCTTTCAATGTTTCATAAAATTTGACGAGAGCGTTCTGTCCTTGCATAATCCGAAACATAAGAAATCCTTTGTCCGCAGCACTTTTAATAAAGCTTTCTACATCGTCCCCAGAGGGGATAGTCTTAAAACAAACACAGCTGATGAGTAACACCAGACCACCCAACATACCACTGATAGCAGTTGCATTGCCAGATAAATGTTCTACGAATGAAAACATTGTTTCTGGTTCTGCTGAGTAACCTGCCTGAGCAGTAGCATTTTGAGCCCCTGTCGAACTTGAAGCGGGGACTGTGCCTCCTGTCATAAGACGAATAAAGTATGGTACGATAGCTGTTGAGAATTGAGAGATCAAATAGGGTCCAACATTACAATCAATGAGAACTCGGGTTGCTGTTTCCAACATCCGAGGGATTGTAAAGCCTTCTCTAAAAATTCCTCCGAGATCAACTAATCGTTGTAAAATAAAATTAACTGTGAGTTCAAACTTCATTTGAGCTCCTGAAAGAGAATCATTAACGGTTCCAAGAATTGTTGTAAGTCCTGTAGAAACGGGATCCATTCCGTCGTTGATACGGCCAGTAAAACGATCAGTTGCATCAGCAATTCTGACAAAAGAGTCTGCGACTCTAGTGTCAAAAAGTCCTGATAACCAACCTTGAGTAACTGCGTTGTCGACGCGGTGAGTTTCCTTTCGTTGCTTGGATTTATAACCTTTTAAGCCATGCGATTTATTGTAAACCGCCTTGCGAGCAAGAATTTGCTCCATCGTGAGATCAGTCTTTTTCTTTGACTTGTCCTTTTTGTTCTGTTTGTAGATAGGACCAGCCTGAGTCGAAGCATTCATGGAGTGTGCCATAAATTCACGAAACAACGAGCGTTCTGAGCGCGTTGCACGGTAGTAATGTTGATCCAATAAATTGGTAACAACACCACACGTGAACGGTTGACATTGCGTTGGATACTTGAACCTAGGCCACAATTTTCCTTGAGTTGAGGTTCCAAAAGTGGTTTGGGTTTTGTGGTGAGGAGTTCTCTCCACAAATCCAATTTCTTCTTCGAAGTCAATCGTGTCAAATTGGTTTTTGGAGATTTCGAAAATACAAAATTCGTCGTCCCCAAGAGCCTCGTAGATGTCGTCAAAAGTTACGGGTTCAGTCCCGACGTAGAAATCATCATCATCAGTCCAAGGATCTTCCAAGACCTCAATACTACTAGTGTAGCTTGAGTAATCAGAATCCGCGCAGTGCCTGCAGAGAACAGGTCCTGCGCGGAAAACGAAAGAACCTTCACCTAAACCGCACTCTTCACACGTTGTAAAAAAAGGATACACAATCCCATCAACGTCATAACCACCGCCAAATTCACCTGCAGCTTCGCAATCTTCAATATCACCAGCATCCACGGGTTCGTAAGAACCTTCGTAGTCAGGGAGATTGATGAAAACGTAGCATTCCGTGTCAACATATGGAAC